TTAAGGTCAAGTCATAAGTGTGGTCAAGTATATTATTCATCATTAAAACGACCCAATGATACTGCGAAGAACCATAATACTTATCGGCTATAATTTCTGCATTGTCACTATCTTGCATTTGATAATTATAAAAAATGGCTCCATCCAATAGCGACTCGGCCCGAAGTTTTACTCTCCGAAGAATGTCAATCGCCACCTTTGTTGTTCCGTCACCATCGACATCATAATCTACAGCAGGAATCATCTGAAAATATCGTTTAGGCATGGTGTTTAATATCCTTGGTCAATCCTACCCTTATGCATGATTTCGAGTTCAGTAAAGGTTAAGTTGAGATGAGTTTCTAATGGATAATTATCATAAAAGGTACTATTTATTCCAGTTCCAGTATAATTTACGCTCACTCCGGTTAATGCAGACGCAGCAATTTTATGTGTTTCATTTTCGTTAAAAAATGTAATTTTAAATACATGAGGATATCGAAAGAAAACTCCTCCAGCTCCACTAGATTCATAAGATGGAGAAGATGCCCACTTAAATAAACTTATTATTTTTTTAATTTCTTTGGCTTCTGATGCGTTTCTAGGAGCAAGTTTAAAATCAAATGTGAATGAACGAAAATCTACATTCTCAAAAAACATTTCCAAGTGAGGATTAATTGCCTGCCCTTTATTTTTAAAAGACTGATTAACAATGGCATCAGCATTGCCACCCATAGCAGCTCCGGCTAATTTAGCCAATCCTGCTTGCCCCAATACTTTTTGATTGGCTATTATAGACTGTACAGTGTCACTATTTCCCCCGGTAATATCTTTTAGAGATGTACCATCTTTAACCAGCTGGCCAGCTTGACCGAGTTCTGCCCCTTTCCAATTAAACTTGAGATTTTCTTGTCGGGTGTGGGGAGAATAAAGAGTAATTGAACCATAACGATTAGTTCGACTTTTACCAGAATGTCCACTACGAAGGTCACGACTAACACCTCCCAACGTAGGAGAATTATCCTTCAAAAATTCATTCACAGTAGATTTTGCAATATTTACGGGGGCTTGCAATTCGGTTGTGGTTTGAGCCGAAGCCTTTTCGGCTGTTTCTGATACAACTCGATCCAAAAACGCATCTCCAGGACCACCAGAAGACTTGGTCCTAATTTCATCTTGTTTCATTTGCACGCCTTCTATTGTATCAATATCAAAACGAACCCAATGATTTTCTTCGGCGGATTCGACATTTAATGGCCAGCGAAGAGATACATTTTTATACTTATTAGAATATAAAGGCCCCAACGGACCCTTGGGAGTTCCACTCGGAGTATCCGTCGCCGTCGGCTCAGCGGGAACTGTTCTAATAAAGCTAGGGGTGTTCCAACCCATATTAATTCCTTTTTCTTAATGGTTTTAGACATCACTATTTATACATAATACCATGAGTTATAAAGGCAAATGGCGACCTAAAAATCGTAACAAATACGACGGCGATCCCACCAAAATTGTATATCGTTCTTTATGGGAACGGCAATCCTTTAGATGGTGTGACAATAATTCCGACATCAAATCTTGGTCGAGCGAATCTGTAGTTGTTCCCTATAAATCAGCAACAGACGGCAAAATGCACAGATACTTTGTTGATCTAAAAATTACATTCAACAACGGGAACACAGTCTTAGTCGAAATCAAACCCAAACGTCAAACCAAACCCCCAAAAAAGAAGGCTAACATATCAAAATGGACCTTTGCCGAAGAATATGCAAAAGATCGAGGCTGGGAATTTCAAATCTGGACAGAAGATACTCTAAAAGACCTAGGCATAAAACTACTTAACGAGGATAAATACTCATATGGCACAAATGGTTTTTCAAAAAATCCTAGAAGAAGGAACAAAAAAAGGAAATCTTCCTAGAGAATCCCGACAGGCTACCCGGTGGTTCCAGCAAAAAGCCCGTCGAACAAGGTCTACTCCTCGCCAAGTTTGGGCAGAAAAAGAACGACATAAACATTATAGCCTACGAAGACGCCTTTTAGGAAATATGTATTATTTCTTTTATGAAGCCGAGGGTAAGGATAACCTTCCTTACTGGGATGCATTTCCTCTTGTCATTCCTATAGAATTAACAAAAGACGGGTTTTTAGGTATCAACTTCCATTATTTAGATTGGAGGTTGAGAGCTATTTTTATGGACCGGTTGCTTGATTTGGTGCGAGAAACCCCCGATAGAGCAGACCGTTCGGAACAATCTCAAGAAGGCAAACTAGACTGGAGAAAGATCAACTATGATAGGCTATCTCGGTTTGCAAAGTATAAATACTTTAGACCTTGTTTAAAACAATATAAGTTTTCAAATATGAAGTCGCGTATGATTCAATTAAGTAAGGAAGAATGGGATATTGCCCTATTCTTACCATTAGAAAGATTTCAAAATTCTAGAAAAACAGAAATTTGGATGAACAGTCGTCAACAAGTAATGAGGCGGGGCAGAAAATAAATGCCATTTAACATAAACGAGTTTAGAAGCGAAATTAATAAGCAAAGAGGGCCTGCTCAACCTAATAGATTTAGGGTGCTTATTACCGGAGGAATATTAAAAAACAGCAAGGCTCAGGCTTTGTCTATGCTATGCAATCAGGCTGTTATTCCAGGTAGAGCATTAGCCACAACCGACATCAGAACACACGGTCCGATTCGCAAAGCCCCTTATAATTCAATCTATGACGACCTTCAGTTAGGAATATACTGCACAAACAAAAACCTATTTCCCCGCGATTTTTTTGAAGAATGGCAAAACTCTATTATTACCACAATGACAGGGCGAGTAAGCTACTTTGACCAATATGTTGCAGACATTCAAATCGAACAATATGATGATAACCAAAATGTAATATATACCTGCAAATTCATTGATGCCTATCCGATGATAGTTGCTCCTCTTGCTCTTGATTGGTCAAGCACAAATACATTTCATAACCTAAATATTACCTTTGCATATCGCAAATGGCACATGCAACCAATATCATCATCCCCGTTTGGAAATAACCTAGCCATCAATAGTTTATATCCAAACGTCGATATAACAGGAGCAATAGATGATTCTGGAGTCGCAGTTGTGAGTCGAGCCGATGGCCAAATTATGAGCAATGTTAAGAAACCAGGAAACTTTCTCAACAATACACTTTAACATGTAAAACAATGGAGATGATAAATTATGGCACTACCTAAAATTAATGTACCCACATTTGAAATGACAGTTCCATCAACAGAACAAAAGATTACATATCGACCCTTCTTAGTGAAAGAAGAAAAAGTGTTATTAATGGCGCTAGAAGGCAAAGACCCCAAGGAAACTGCACGGGCCCTAAAACAGGTTATCAATAATTGTTGTATTGATGATATTGATGTAAATAAATTGGCGCCATTTGACCTTGAATATTTTTTCTTGTTATTGAGAGCAAAATCTATTGGTGAAACAATTGACTTGACATATAAATGTCAGAACAAGAAAGGAAAAACAGATTGTACCAATGTGCTTGAATTTTCGGCCAATATTGATGATGTAAAGGTAATAAAAGACCCTGAACATACCAACAAAATTGATCTGACAGATACCATTGGTATTATAATGAAATACCCTGCTCTTGAAACGATTCTAGTTCAAGATTTCAATACTGAAAGTGTCGATGAGATATTAGAAGTTATTATAAATTGTATGGAATCTATCTATGATGAAAATAGCAGTTATAAAATGAAAGATACGGACACATCGGAAACAAAAGAATTTTTGGAAAGATTAACACAAATCCAATTCCTTCAAATTAGAAAATTCTTTGATACAATGCCTAAGGTGGTTTATAAAGAAACCATAACCTGTAATAAATGTAAAAAAAATAATGAAATAGAAATCGAGGGGATGCAGAATTTTTTTGGTTAGGGCTCAGCCACGAAACATTGGTTAATTACTATCGGGTTAATTTTTCATTGATGCAACATCACAAATACAGCCTGACTGAGCTAGAAGAAATGATACCCTGGGAAAGAGACATTTACGTTACATTATTATTGGAATGGATTATAGAAGAAAACGAACGAATAGAAAAACAGAATAAGAAGAGTAGATAAATGGCGATACCAACACCAAGCAGTACTACGGCAGCAGGATCAGGATTCATTAAAGAAACAATGGCTCCTGCAATAGCGCCTATAAAAGCTGCTGGTTCTGCTCTAGGAAATCCACTACAAACACTAAATGCTCCTCCGGTGGTAATGGCTGCCGCGGCCGCTATGGGAACTATGTTTGGTGCCGATACTGACAAACCAGACAAAAAACTTAAAAAAGCTGGTGCCGACCTGACCGAATCTTCTGATGCATTAGATATATCGGCCGAAAGTTTGGGTAAAGACCTTTCTGAATCTTCTGATGAATTAGATAAATCGGCCGAAGGTTTAGCTGCGTTGGGTAGTATGCTTGGCCTTGAAAATATAGAAATTGTTTTACGAGATATTCGTGATTCTATTTTTGCTGTAGAAAGAGCCGTAGAAAAAACCCAAGAGTGGTTAGGTAAAATATTTAAACAAACCAGGGAAGGGGTTGATGGAAAGAAGATAGGCGGCGCCCCTGGTGAACGAGGTGCACCACAAGGACAGATGAAAATCGACAATAAATTTGCAGGCTTTAGAAAAGCCCGCGAAAAGGTAGACCCTACCGCTAAACTAAGAGCAATTGAAGAAAAACGAGAAGCAGCCCGCGACGACAAAAAAAAGGCAAAGCCTACTGGCAAAAGCCCATTAGCAAAAGGCCTTATGAAGATACCGGGAGCTGAAAGTCTTATGACCACACTCGCTGGCATCAGCATAGTCATAAGCAAAATATCAGGATTCTTTGTAGCGTTGTGGACCGGCATTAAAGCGATTGGAAGATTTACTAAAAAATTCGGTGGACAATTATTAAAAATTGTAAAATTTATAAAAGTAATTCCTGGGATTGGATGGATTATTCTCGCAATAGAAGCTCTTTATCTTGCCATAACAGGCTTTATCGAAGGATGGAAAGCAGACGGATTCATGGGCGCCATGAAGGGCGCATTGACCAACATGATTGATGGTATAATTGACTGGCCATTGAATTTTGTTAAAGACGTATTTTCGTGGGTATTAGACCTGTTTGGTAATGAGGATGCCTCGGCATGGTTAGATTCATGGGAATTTGACTTCTCGGGCTGGATTGGTGAAATATTTGATAAAATTGGTGCCACGCTTCTGTGGCCATTCGAGGCTGTCGGTGACTTTATTGACGGATTCAAAGAGGATGGTCTGATGGGCGGTGTGTTTAGTATGATAGAAGGATTGTGGGATAATTTAATAGACACACCCCTAAATCTTATTAAGGATTTAATTTCAGGAATATTAGGCCTGTTTGGTAATGAGGATGCCTCGGCATGGTTAGATTCGTGGGAATTTGATCTTTCTGGAATGCTAGGATCTATTTTTGATTGGATGCTCGATATTCCTGATAAAATTAAAGCGTGGGCTGGGGGTGCTATAAGTGCCCTTGGAGTCCCAGATTGGTTAAATCCATTTGTGGGCGGCGATGAGCCGACGGAGGCTAAGGCCGAGAAAGAAAAAGATGCCAAGTATGAACATATGAAACAAAGGTCGGTTCCCAAGGGCACATCTGATAATGAATATACTGATGACGAAACCGGGTTGACTTTTATAGACTCTGATGATTATGATATGGCTATGGAGGGATGGGAACTAAAGCAAAAGGATGCACAAATTGAAGCGAAGGGAGGAACAACAGGAACATTTGAACAAGACAAACTCGTATCTGTGGATGGAAAGGCTGTGCCCGAATTGTCTGAACTGGACCAGGCCCTTATTGATGGAGACGACGAAAAGGCAATAGAATTGAACCCCAGATTGAAAAAGCGAAGCATACGAAGTGCCGCGCGGCGTAAGGCAACCATGAAGGACAAAATTGGTGCCTCATCAGAAAAAACAGTGGCGCAGCCGGCGAGCGCGCCGGCAGATGTTGGCCCTGAAACCTTAAAATACATTCAAAAGGTATATGGTCAACCTAAAATAACAAAAACAGACCTTGATAAAATGATTAAATTGGGAATGGTTACTATTAGTCCAAACGGCAGCATCAAATCAAGAATGACTAAAATTCGTGGTGGGGCTTATTTACTATCTTCAAAAACAGCGGCCAAATTTAGTTCTAAATGGTCCGGCATAGATGTCTTAATGGGCCCAGCGACAAAATGGTTAAATCAAAATGCAGACTTTGTTTACACCGGCGCCGGAAGTGCATATATCCAAGGTGCAGCAGATCCAGACGATTTAGACTTCTCCGGAGAGCCCGAACAAAAACCCAAAGATACACAAAAACAAAAACCAATTCCTGTAAAGAAGGCAGAAGCCTCCGGATTGACTGGTGCCGCAACCGATGACAAGAGTTGGTTTAAATCAGGTTCGGATTGGATCAAATCATTAATTGGCGGGCCGAAGGAAAAGGGGATCGACGATGTTGATGCCGGCGGCGAAGAGCTGACCAAGTTTCAATTAAATAAAAAGGAGAAGAATAAAAGACTACGCGCAATTCCTGGCATGGATAAAATGACTGAATTGGAACAAGCCCTTCTTATAAATGACCGCGACAAAATTACAGAATTGAGTCCCGAGTTGGATATAAACCCGGCCGAGTTGTCGAAGAAAAGGCGAATAGCAGAAATAAAGTTCCGGACAATCACCGGAGGAGGTATCGCCACGGCGAAGGGGAATGTTGCCCGGGATATGCACGCCGAAAAAGAAATGACGGATTTAACACCCCAAAAACAACCTCCAATAAATGCAACACTAAAAGAAGGGGCACTTCAGTCCTCAGAAAGAACTGCCGCAGCAGGAAGCGGAGTAGGAACTATCATTGCTCCTAGCAATGTAACAAACACATCCGTATCTCAATCATCGGGGCAAACTGTAGTTTCTGCTCCGGTCTCTGCCACCAGAGGTGATGGTTCCCTTGAAGGCCAGGCCTTACAGCCTGCTTGAAATTAAGACAAAAAAATGAGAGGGAGAGTTTCAA